CGCATCAAACTTGTGAAGATTTAATTGATATCTAATGGCTTGTCCGTACCATCCCTTCATTGTCAGGTAAAAGGGGGGATAAGGTAGATTAAAAAATGCGGCGTAAGGTGATTGGTCACCCGATTCAAATAACGCTTTACCCTGTATGTCTTCGAGTTCTATCGTTACTTCAGGGATAAATGACATAGTGGTTCTTACTTGAATACTAGTAATACCAAGTAAACCTGGGTCTATTACTCTACCTCTGTTGTCCGTTGCAGTGAATTGTTTGTAAAACTTTTGTCCATTTTGGTCGTTACTAACAACTGTTTCATATCTCTGAAGTCTTGCCTTACCTTGATTCGAGTTTTGTCCCGTTAGGTCGTCATAGTAACCAGTATTGAGAAACTCATCATCATTCGGTTTAAGAAAGTTAATTGATGCTATAGAAATTGTTCTAAGGTTGTCTTGGGGGGTACCTCCGATGGCAAGTTTTGTTCTTGGCAGAACTTGTGCTTCTAAGTTAGCGTACATAACTAAATTTTCGTGGTCAACAAGTCTTTCCTCAATAATGTTTTTTCCACCATTACCGATTCGTGAAGTTTTATTGGGGTCTACTAATATTATGTTATTGTAATCCGCCTCAACAAATATGTTCCCCGAGTTGTCCCCGAATACATTACCTGCCATAATAATAGAAATAGTTTTCCACAGTCAATTTATAGTCCTGAAGAGAAGTTATTAAAGGATATGGAATATTCAAGACAGCACCATCGTATATGTTATTTTCCAATCCACCAAATTCAGGATTAGCTTGAAGAATTAACCAAGAAAAAAATGGTGTTCCATAATACTCTTGAGATACGGTGTCCAATCTACTTCTTCCGACTTTGTAAATAAAAATTTTGTCTGAAGGTTTTGGTGCAAGCGGAACAAACGGAACAATGGTGGTTTGTCCGTTTATTTCAAAGGGGGTATATCGATTATAATAATTAAATGCCATTATAATAATTGTGATTTTCCAATAATAACATTTGCACCAACTGAAGTAGTCCAAGATGTTGTATTGGAATCAATGTTATTTTTATTACCCAAGTTTTTAATTAATTGTATTTGTTCAGCTGTTGGTTGTAAAATTGTTTCGTAGGTAAATACCCTTTCTTTGTTGAGATTAAATGGCGTAAAGTTCAAATATTCCCTCAAAGCATTTGTTTGGAAATCTGTTAAGAAGGTATTTGTTGCAGCGTTTTCTGATAGGTAAGCAGGTCTTGCAACTCCCTTCCAATAGTTATCGAATGATTGTTCGACTTGAACAAAAGTGACATTACCCAATACCCCTTGGTTATCTCTTAAATTACCGATAATAGATTCCTTGAAAGTGTTGTAACGATTTTCATCTAATATTTGTTGTGACAAAATAAAGTATTCCCTTCTATTTGCCTCACTATCCCAAAAGGTATCATCCGTAAATGGCTCAAAAACTTGCGATTTAACCGCATCTTGGTCAGGAAGGTCTGTTACGGTATATCCCGAATAAACTTTACCACTCACATTAGCGGTGTACAGACTCTCAATTACATTATTGAATTCGGTAAGTGCCGAAGCAACCACTCCAATATCTTGAATAAGTTCTTCAAGAGTATTTGTCACCCCTGCAGAGGAAGCTGATATTGCGGATGTTCCTGAGATGTTTATGACAACGGCATTACCCTTTGTGGTTTGAAATCCGTCCATACCTAAGGTTGGGTCACTATCAAAATATGGAATTACATTCGCTCTAGAAAGTGTTTGAATATATGATGTCTGAGTATCAACTAAGTTTTGAAGAATTGTTGTTGCCCCGTTTTGGAATTCACCTCTGAAGTTAGCAACATAATCTTTGTAATTATTTTTTATTACTCTTATAGTTTTATTTGAAAATATTCTAACATCATCAATTAAGTATTTTATAAACCCATCTTGGTCATTAGTAATATCCGAGGTAAATGACTCAAAAACACTATTAACATCACTTTCAAATTTTGATGGTTTACCAAACAATGGTACATCATATCCAGCACCAGTTACCAACATTTCTCCATCAGTGTATCTTCTCGAAAAACTAAATTGTTGTCTAACAGCATTATTGTATTGTAAATTCAAGTCCCTAATCTTGTTGTTAACGGTGGTAAAATAGTTTTGAGTTTGACCCACTAACAAAACCATAAAGTCTTTGTAAGCAATCGTACCTATATCACCATTAGGGGTATTTGTGGTGGTCAAAATACGACCAATCGTTTCTAAATTACTACTCGGTTGTGTAGATTGAACTTGATTTAGTGTCGGAGGTGGTACCTTAAGATTTAGTTGTTGAATAAATTCTTGGTCTAATACTTTGTAACTATCGTCTGTTGCATCCGCCCTATCGTCGTATATTTCAGTATTTGCATAGAAATTAAACGACAACGCATTTTGAAGTTTGTCTACCGATTCTTTTAAACCTTGACCACCAACAAATTGAAATGAAAGTGTTACATTAGCAATCATCGGTTGTACACCAATCCCTTCAGGATTTAAATCTAAATCTTCATAAGTAATCGATAAGTTTTCTGGTATAATCTTAGAGTGAAAAAAGTCACCAACTCTCAATACTAATACAGGAGGTGCTCCGAAGGCTGTGTTTACCGCATTGTTATACTGAAGACTGGTTCCACCTTGTTTGTCAGTTTTTACAGTTGGAATTGTGTCTCCAGGTCTCATACACTGTTGAAGGAATGTCAATCTTGAATTGAGACCTTCAGGTGTTATAGAGTGGAATGCAGGATGAAAGAACTTTAGTTTTTCTTTTAAACTGTCATAGACCATTGGCGTTTGTTCTTTGATTACTTCAAAGTAATCACACTCAGATAATAAACTACGAAGAACTCTTTTTGTGATGTTGTCTCTAAAAACAGTTTCTTCAACAACTTGTGTCACGGGTGGTTTTGGTCTTCTTTGTTCAATGATTTGTTCATCATAGAATGGAATTTCTTCAGGTACACCAATATCAGTAGTAGGTGGAACTTGTTTGAACTCAATGTTTGTAATTGCCGTTCTACGACAAGCCATAGCATTAACACTATAAACTTGTGATGTTCTCGAAAGAGAATCTTGTCCACTACATTGATAAGTACCGAAAGCACGACCGTCCAAACCAACAGGTTTTACATCTTTAGCTAATTCTCCTTGTGTAATTTGAGCGAAAGTTAATCTTTTGTTGTCTATGAATTTCTTCAATTGTCCAATACTCTCAATATATTTGATTGCCGAAACCATTCTTCGTTGTGAAAGGAGTTCGTTGTATGCAACTGTTTGTGGATTTGAGGCACTACTTTCTAGTTGCATAAAACAAGTAGCGTTCTCATCATTTTCCAAGTCTTTACTAAGTTGAATTAACATCTCCTCAATTGCACTTTTGTTTCCTTCCACAACTTGAGTGAAAAATTCTAAAACTTGAGTTTTCTCATTTATTTTTGAACTTTCAACGGAATATATCTCTTTGTTTGCAGAACTTGTATAAGTACCATAGTAAACCTCATAATTATCTACCTCTATATTTGGTTTAGGTATGTCATTTTCAAAATACAATCCATAATTCTGAATTTTTAAATAATCAAACCCCGAAGTGGTAGAACTCGATTTAGAACCCATTGGATTATATCCTCCACCAGTAGTTCCACCGGCACTAGTATCAAAACCCCCACTTTGAACACTTCTTACATAGTACTCCACATCCTCTCCTGAAACATTTTTTGTTTCTAATCTTTGTTGAATTTCAAAAATATCACTAGGATTTACTGTGTAATACTTTCTCGCTAATTCATACAAATCATATTTTCTACAACCGGCAAAAAATGAATCTAATATTTCATCAGCCCTTTGACTTAAGTTTGTGTCGTTTAATACTCTATTAACCAACATGTTCATAACAGAAGGGTGGTCAACCACAATTTTCCACTGAAGGGAACCAGACCTTGAACTATTTGCATAAGTGAATACTGGCTCAGGTCTACCAATAAAATCGGTCTGTTTGAAACTGGCACGGGTAGACTCGTTGAAACTCAATCCATATGGTGGAAACCACATTACCCGACCACCATTAGGACCCCTTTCACAAACCGGTAAATCAGAATAAGTCAAACCAGGTCTATTTGAGGTTCTCCAAGCAAGGTTTTCCAATGAGAACATATATTTTTTAGCATATCCATTAGGTCCGCCAATGATATTGGTTGAATCTTGTCCACCTTCTCTTTTGTTAGGTGCGATGTTTAAGTTGTAGGTCTTATCAAAAATAGAATAAGAAAATCTTCTACCTTCGGTTGTTATACCATCTTGTTTTTGTAAGTCATTGTACTGAAGATATGGTGTATCTTTTTGAAATATTCTACAGTATTCTGCCCCTACTTCAGCACCAATAGCGCCAATATATCTTTTTACTCTTGAACCTTTTGTAATTTCTTTGTATCCGTCATTAAATACTTTTGATACTTGGTCTATAGCATTTCCCGCATGTTGTAGTCTTCTACCTCCTCTTGGTTGGGAATCAATAATTCTTTGTGTATCGTCCAAAATAGAACCTTGTCTGAATTCAAATTCAGTTGATTCCGTAGCCTGATATGCCGAGGGTCTAAAATCAGGGTCCTCAGCAATAATTTCCCCACCAATACCAACAAATTTACCGGCATTACCCTTAAACTTAGGTGACACCCAAGTAAATCCACCCACGACATCACCACCACTACTATATGTTGGTCCGTTAGCACCCAAGTTAAGTGCTTGACCTGGTCCTTCATATAGTTGAGCCAGCTCTTGTGGTCCATAAACAGGAGATTGGATTTCTCTACCGAATTGGTCAACAGGAACATCACCCGAGGGTGAAAATACTTGTGAAGGTTCACTTTTAACACTACCAACATAGTATTCACCATTGTTGGTATTTCTACCCTGAAGTGCTCCGGCAACCCTATCAAAAATAGGTCTATCGTAACCTGGTTTGTAAAGGTTGAAATCTAAGTTTTTGAATAACTGAGACCTTTGACCGCCACCAGTATTCTCTAAAAGTAATATTGACCCTCTTAGATTTGATTGTGAATTTAATCTGGCGAAGAATCTTCCAAGTCCTGCCGCCGCATTTGTGCCAAGAAAAGCTGAGGCTAATTGTTGACCTGTCGTTGGTATACCACTATTGATTTGTGGGTCAAAGTAACTTCCAGGAATAACAGAAAATGGTGCATATGCACCCGAGATTCTATTCAACAGACCTGCAGCAGCTCCGACAATTGTTGAGCCTTCAGTTATTGTAAAGTTTGGCTCTAAAAGGGGTACTCTTCCATTAATAAATGCTAAGATGTCCTCCCCCCCGTTTACATTAAGGAAATTTGCTCTCCCTATGGTGTTTCTCCTAATCTCACGACCAATGTTGTATTCAATTTGTCTCCTAAGATTTGTTGCCCCGAGCTTCGCCAAAAAAGAGTCACTCGATAAAGGACCATTTGAACCCTGTGGGTCGGGGTTCAACATGATACCTATTGTAGGATAAGAAGATGGATTAAAATTTGGGTATGGTTGTGCATTAGTTGTGCGACCGTTGTTTTGAGTCAATATTTCTAATGAACCAAAAAACTGTGCAGAATCTAATAGTTGGTCAGTACTCGCATACGCATTGAGGGGTTTCCATGCTGGCGCAATACCAGGAAATCCAATTTGTGCGGCAGTAAATCCTTCGTCAATTATATTAGCGTCTTGATAACCATACTCACCCTCATTTGAGTTGGTGTTATTTAACGCCCCAATGAAAGGAACTTGTTTGTACCCACCCTCGGCGCCATATTGGTTCAAAGGGTACAGTAAATTTGCAAGAATAGGGGTGTCGATTAAATTATCATCGGTATCGACCGGTGATAAATCTCGTTGTATGGTCTCGTAGTTATAGGGGGGACTAGGAAATTTGGGGGACTTCTGATAAGGTTTTAAATTCCTTACCACAAGTTTCTTTCTAAAACCCTCTGAACTTGGAAAATCAAGTGGACTACCCATTTATTGTTTTATTTATAAATAGGTTTTTAATTATTTTTTTGACAATTCTTTAATTGCCGCCTCTGTTTTAATCTTAACAATCTTATAGATATTGTCTTTAATTTCAGGGCTATTGAATATATTAAAGATTTGTTGTTCACTCAAATTTGTTGGGGCTTTTACATCGATAGTAAAATTCCCATCAACATTAACATTTCCTGTGATAGTTTCTGTTGTTGAAGTTTGTTTTTGGTATTGTTCCCAATTCTGATATCTTGTATCAGTCTGTTCCCCAATTCTTGAAATACTTTGAAGACTCTCTCTTTGAGCACTATTTTCACTGTATTTAGCAAGAAAGGTCTGATATCTTTGAGCCAAGTCTAAACTTATTGTTTGTTCCTCTGAGGCTGTTTTCATTGTTGATAAGACATCTTCGATTGACCCTTCTCCTTTAAGTAAACTCATAATCGAAGTTCCGACCACATCCCCGAAATTTTGAAATTCTTTCCTAAATTCTTCTCCTGTAGGTAATGCGCCAGGACTAAAAGCAGCATCCGCTATTTTTCCTTCTTCTTTTCTGGCATATTCTATGGCTCGTTGTAATCCTTCTTGACCTGCTAACGCATAACTCAATCTCATGGGGAGTGCTGCTATGTCTCGTGACATTATATCACTAGTATCTAATTGACTTCGAGCAATATCTTCCATCGACTTGGGTCTATCTGCAGCTTGTTGTTTGATAAGTTCGAATTGGGATTGAGATAATTTGTCTAAACTTTCTGTTTGGAGTTTACCGGTTTCGTCTCTGAATTGTACTTCATAACGACCCCCCTCACCCATTTTTGACATGTTAGCCACCAACATTTTATCCTCTTCGCTACCTCTTATGTCGAAGGATATTTCACCTAATCGTCTATCTAAATCAGAAGCCGCTAATGCCGTCTTTGAAAACTGCTCAAATGACATTCCCGCAGTTTCGGCTAGTTCCTTCATCAATCTTACACCACCAGGATTGATTTTGAAATTCTTGGTCTCCTCATCGAAGTAGGTAAATTGTTTTGTCATTTCAATCAATGAATCCTGTAATCCTTTTGGGTCATTGATTGATTTCTCCATTAACATGAACGGGTCCACCAAATCTCCTGAGGCAACACCCAATCTTTGAAATGCTGCCGCCATCTGTATTGCTCCTTCAGGATTTAAAACTTTTTCAGCAAAATCCGAAGTTACTTGCATGTCAAACCTGAGCATCGAAGCTTGAGCCGCCATTTTGGTAAATCCAACAACTCCATCTTGGAAATTGAAACGATTCATCATATCAACTTTGTTGACAACATCACCCATGATTTGAACCGCATTTAATCCTAACGATTGAACATAACCTACGGATTCTTCAACACCTTCGCCTATATTTGAAAGTTCAACACCAACACTACCAAATTGCTCAACTAAAAAATTAACATCTTTGGTAAGGAATTTAGATGCTGCGAAAATTTCCTGTAAAGACTCTTGTGATGCAACAACATTTCTCCGAGCACCTTCACCAACTTCAGCAATTGTTTTACTTAACTCTTCAGCAGAACCACCAAGTCTAACGAAATCCGCAACCCCATCAGATACTGCAGTTGAAAATTCGAGAAATCTTGCACGAGATTCTCCAAAAGACCTGTTAATAGTGGTAATACCATCTTGTATCCTACCTATATTGCCCACCAAATCAGCGGACTCACCAATAAGTGATTTTAAATTACCCAAAAACCCTAAATCCTCATCTGCCATTATGGACTTTTATATTATAAATAGGGTTTTTATGATTTTTTTTGATTGTCTTCAACCCACTTATCCAAGAGATACTTTCGTATAAAAATTGGCATACTCATAAAATCTGAATATGGTATTGAAAATATTTTAGACAAATAATAAAACTCGTCTATTTGATTTTTTCGATAATCAGAAGAAAGGACGAAAAAAGTCTACCCCGAAGCCGATGTTAACCAATAGCTTTTCTCCTGACGGGGCAATAATCACCCGATTCATATCTAATCGAGGTACGTTTTCATTCATGAATTTTTTTATGTACTTAGAATCCGCAAACGGCATTGTTTCAGCAAACTTTTGAATTTCTACTTTGTCTTGAGTACCATCTACTTCAACTATTTCTCTCTGTAGTCTCCAAGTTCTAATTGGTGCGACTCTTCCTTGAGGATAAGTTTCAGATAAATTGTTGATTTCGGTGACTTCACCAAAATTGAGTGGTTTCAACTTTACGGTTTTTTCGGACACTGGAAGTTTTGTGGTAAATGTACCGTCTTCATTTGGTTCATTACCACTCACGATGTTAAGTTCATCAAGTCTTTCATTAGCCGTGAACTTTCTATTTGTTTTTGGGTCAGTCAAATTCAATTCGATATTTGGTCCAAAGGCTGTGTTTCTAAGAAAAATGAGAATCGACTCAATGTCACCCTCCAATAAATCCTCGGGTCTTACACCAGGTTCGTATATCTTTGAACGAAGAAGATTGGTTGTCATGTCTTTACCACCCGCAATCAAAATGTTTTCATCACTAGCAGTCAAATAACCAACCTTTAAAGATGATTTTTTATTTTTATAAAACATTCCCTTGGATGGAAGGGGTACCACATCGTGTGGCAATGTAAATTGTTGTTGTCCGTAATTAATAGTTTCTTGGTCCATATAAAAGAATAACCGTAGAGTTTATCTCTACGGTTAAATATAAAAGGTAATAAAAGTAAATAAAGACAATCTTAGTAAATCAACACACAACGGTCCATTCTCAAAGTTGCACCAATTGTCGCCAATCCATCTTGAGAGTAGTTTAAAGTGTTGAAGTTAACATCTGTAAGGAATGTACCATAGAGAATCCATTTTTCCACAACAACTCCTGTTGGGTCTAACATCTCTAAGTCAATATCTTTTTTGTATCCCGCCGCATATCCCATACGACCAGTTACTGATTCCGCGTGGAGACGAACCCACTCCATAAGAGCCTGTGCCGCAGAAGGACCGATTGGGTCACGGAAGGTTACAGGAATAGTTTGCCAGTTAAATCTACCAGCAACATAGGTTGAGGTGTTCAAAAACTGAATTTCTGTTGGGTTGATGATGATGTGGGGTCTTGCAGTAGATTCTACAAACCACTCATTTATACCCAAAGATGATGGAAACCTTAATATGAACCTGTTTTGTCTTTTTGGTTCGTAAGGAATCGGCATTTTCATTAATAAATCCGCCATGGTAATATCTTAATTTTTTCTTTTATCTTTTATTATAAATATACCCATCAGTATAATTTTTCTATTGACTTTATTTTTTAAAAATTTACTCTCTTATAGAGCTCCAGTACTAGTATTCTTTTTTTATTCCTCCTTTAGTTGAATAAGTTTTAACTGGTTCTTTAATAGATTTAAAATAATCCTTAATTTTTTCTACATTCTTTTCGTCATCATCTGAAAATCCAATAGTTGGCTTGCCTGGTACAAACTTATTAGCAATTCCTTTCTTTAGAAAAGCTGTTTTATGTAGCACAGCCGCCATTGATTTAACATAGTTTACAAAGTCCGCCATTGCTTTTACCTTTTCTTCTTCAGGAGACGAGGCACCCTTATCACTTCCGAAACTAACAGGATTATAACGATTCAGTTCCAAGTAAGACCTAACCATTTCTTCATCGGTCATTTCTTCTTCGTCAACAAAATCTCGATATTTTTTTAAATTTTTAATTAATTCTTTTTTGGAAATACCACCAAAATTCTTATCGATATAGTTGAAAATAGCCTCTTTAATAGTATTTGGATTATGACCTCGAGCGGTAATAATTGCAAAAATCGAACCATTATTAATAGATTCTTTAAAATCGTTCCATGCCGGTCCAATTCTAGCCTTTAAACTATCTTTTAAAAATTGTTTGTCACCGTGGACCCCAAAAAAACGGAAAGGGTCTTCCGAGTAATCTACAATAGTATTACCTAAGTAATCAAAAGATGTTTTACCAATTCTCTCCCTATGAGTAGCAAAATCCTCGGTTGACATTTCCACTTCTTTACCCTTATCATTTAACAAAATGATTTTGGTTGGCATGTGGACAATGTTATCGTCCCAATCAAAAGCATAGTATTTAAGGTCGGGGGTTCCAATTTTGAAGGGGTCTTTTATTTTATTATACATTTCCAATTAGGCAAAAAAAGGGTGGGAATTTGTTTTCCCACCCCAAATATATTAAATATTTTCGAAAGATGCTCCTGTTGGAGTAATTAAAAACTCAATATCGATAAATTCAAGTGCTTTAGTTGGTTTCAAATATATTTTACCTGTCAAAGTATTTCTATCCAAATCTTCAGGAGTTGATGCTACTGTCACTCTAAAGTCATACAAACCACGGTCTCGTCTAATTGCATCCAAGATTGGGTTTACAGAATCCAAGAATTGTTGTCTTACAATTTCATCGTTTTGTTCGAACAATAGTCTTACAGCAACCGCTGAAATCAACTTACGAGCTTGTAACAACAATCTTCTAACATTTAATCTGTTTAGAGCAGAATCTCTGACTTGTAAGGTTTTGTTACCCCAAATTACAGTACCAACATCAGAGAAGGTTGCAATAGGGTTTATTCTACCTTGGTAAAGAGTATCTCTGTCTTCCTGAGTAAGTTTTAATCTTGCTTTAACGGAGTTTACAAGACCTCTTGTGTAACCCGCAGATGCAAACCAAGGGAAGGAAATGTTATCAGTTAAAGCTAAGTTTCTACAAACCTGACCCGTTGCCGGTAGATATATCTGTGTATTGTTAACAGTATCTCTTTCCAAAATCCATGGGTAATAGGTTGCCGTATAAGATGAATCGATACCAGTTTGGTCTAAATTATCTACCGCTTCTTGTGGGTAAATAATCTCAAATTGAGAAGTAGCGTCGGAAGTAAACATGTTGTAGTCAGGAGTTGTTACAACATAAACAGCGTCTGCCCTTTCATTTTCAACCATACCAATTGCCAATTCAGCAAGATTTGAGTTATTAACATAATCAATACCCGGAGTTGCAAATACATTGATATTTGTGGATTCAGGATTGTTAAATGTTAATTGACCAAGTAAGTAAGCGTAATAATCTGTGTTTGCGAAATCTTGAGTGTTATCTCCAATAACAATTCGCTTGAAAGTACCATCACCAGATGCTGTTGGGTATCTTTGGGTAGGTGTTGCCCCTTGTAAGTATCCCTGAGCTCCAAGAGCAAATCTATCTTGGTTTGTTCTAAATTCTCTGTAGATATCCCATCCATCAAATCCTCCTTGGAAAACTGTTGTGAACTTTCTTGAGTACAAGAAGTAATATGGATTATCTTGAGAAGTTGGTTCCCCATCAAAACTTGCAACACCACAATCAAATGCTGGTGTACCACTTGTTATTTGAGAATTTGCAATAGTGATAACTGTTGCTCCCGAGTCAAAGTGAAACCCTTTAGTTTGATAGTTCCAAGATTCTGAAGTTGTTGCTAAGTCCCAACCAACTACAGGGTTTTTCTTCCCTTTATATTGTAGTAAGTCACTATCAATTCCGAATTGAGTCGAGATACCTAAGTAGGTTCTTCTAACAATATCTCCTGAAGAACTTACAATATTACTACCTCCAGCAGTTGTTCCAAAAGGTGGGTCAAAAATTGTTTCCCCTGGGAAGAAGTATTTAGTTTTGATGATAGGGAAAGGAGAAGGGTTTGTAACACTTTCATAAACTCTTTCTTCCAAACCATAGAAACCACAAGGTAATGCATCGATTGGATATTCATCTGAAAGTTCAATCATCACATACGCAGAATTCAAAGGATATTCACCGTCTACCGAACCAATTTTTTTAGCGACAAAACTGTTCGATGCTGGGTCCATTGTACAGTTTGTGAATTTTTCATAAACAACAGGATTAGCATCCGTATCAAAAAAGTCTCTTACTTGTACATCAAATGTTGAGTTATTAAACGAAATATTCGCAATAGAAATTTTAACCTGAGTGTTAGCCTCAAAACCATCAGAAATTGTAACAAATCTGAATAGTTCATAAACTTTATTACCACGAAGTTCAGAAACTAAGAAAGGGGTTTTTGGTGTTTGATATTGTTCCAAATTCCACGCAATTGAAGTTGTAGAGCTTTTATCACGAGCCTCAGGGAGAGCAATCAAATCACACTTGACACCTCTAACATAACCTTTATTAAAACCATAGTTTAACATTCCTAGATAAGATTCCTCAACATAAATTGGGACATCTTGTCGTGGTTTTGAAAAATTGGTGATACCTAAAACTTTAGTCAAGTAATTTGCATTTGTTGAATCGAACGATGTGTCAAAAGCAAATGTGTCACCTTCAAAAGTTACACCACTTAATTGGAAAGTTGCAAACGGACTTTGTGAAATTCCGGAATATGCACCAGTACAAATGAGATTCAAATCAGTTAAACCAGTAACTTGATACTGAGGACCGTGGTCATTAGCGTTATAATTTGAAATACCTCTTGAACGAAGAGTTGCTAAAATAAGATTGTTCCAGTCAGTATATGCTGTACCTGAATAGGTGTAAGTTTTCCCTACAAGAGTCCCCGAGAATGAACCTGAAGCACCTGTAACAAAGTCCGTAACATTGTAATACCATGAATAACCCGAATAAGAATTAGCAGTTGTTACATCAAAAGTTGCATAGTACCAAGGGTCATTATTACCATCGGTTAATTCTGCAAAATCTAAACTTAAGTCATCACATCCAAACACATTATCAAAATTTGGGTATTGTGAGTTTAATACATTGTAATCAGATGTGGGAATAGAACCATAGACATTTACTGTTGAACCACTCAATGATGTATTTGCCGAAATACTAATCATAAAATTAAACAGGTCACTATTGTAAGTTGAAGTGGACCCATCAATCAAAGTGTAAGAGGTGTTCAATGCGTTTAAAACTAACGGAGGAAGTCCCCCACCAAAAGTTAGTGTGTTACCATTTGTGAAACCAGCAAAAGTTGTTGTGAATGTAACAGGTGCCACACCTGTGTCAATACCAACAGTCGTACCATTGACATTTGCAATCGCTTGTAATGACCATGAAGGTCCTGCGTCATAACCCGACAAACCTAAAATACGGGTTACAAATAATTGATTAGATTGTTGAAGGTACGCTTTGGCAATGTAAGCGGCTTCATATTTCGGTATTTGGGTTCCGATAAATTTTTCAGGTATGGTTCCCCCAAAGAAAGTCTGAAACTCATCGAAATTTGTTATAAAAATTGGTTCGAAGGCGGGACCTCTTAGAGTCTCCCCCACCAAACCTAATGTGGTTACACCCACACTTTGTGCTACAAACGATAAATCTGTTTCTGATGTATAAACCCCAGGGGATACAAAAACTTTTTGATTTGCTTGTGATGTTACTTGAAAAAACATTTTTTTAAATTTTTCTTATTCGGTTTTATTTTATTAGATAAATATTTGATTTAAAACCAAAAAACTTGACTTTTGAATATGTATTATTAAACGGTGAGAATTTTTTCTACCTTTTTTCTGCCTTATGAAAAATACCCCCAAGTCTATCAAGAACCTGAAAATATCAGAAAGTACCCATGAGGTACTAAAAAGTTATTGTGAAAAAAATGGTTTGAAGATGTATAAGTTCTTAGAAAAGCTCATTGTAGACAACTGTAAGGTGACAAAAGATATCTACGGAGAGTAGTTAAACTAACTTACTTTCGAATTCAATTACTGACACCTCACCTACAATATCCTTGATGATATCCACTCTAAAAATGTCTCCAGTATTCAATTGAACAGTAGAAATCTTTTGACCATAATAATCACCATTAATAAAAACATTGTATGTGTCAACATTTGATGATGATATCAATGTGAGGTCAACTCTATAATCAACTTGGTCATCAATTAAGGATGTATTACTTGAGGTGTATAGAAGTTTGTATGTAAATTCATCAGGATTTGAAGGTGTAATTTCTGCTCTTTTACCTTTCGGAACTTGGGTGTCAACTTCAAATAATTGTACTACGCGTGAAATTGCTGGTTTTACTTCAAATTCTTCCTCATCAATCAAATAACCTAACATGGTAAAATCGTAACTTTGAATATAATAATTTCTTTTTTCAACATCGATTACTGATTCATCTGAAACATTGTTCATTATTATGGGGACAT